CTTCATGGATTACTTGCAAGAACTCTGGCTGAAAATATTAAGTCAGGTGAGGCCACTCCTGCACACCTCAATGTAGTAAGGCAATTTCTCAGAGACAATAATATTGAGTGCCTTGGTACTAATAACGAGGATATAAAATCACTAGTAGAGGAACTTCCTTTTGACGAAACACCTACAAACAAACAAAAGTCAGCTCCAATTAATTAAAGATGACTTCCGTAATTTTCTCTATCTTGCTTGGAAGCATCTTGCCCTACCTGATCCTACTCCCATACAATATGATATTGCTGACTATCTTCAAAACGGACCTAAAAGACTTATTATTCAGGCTTTCAGAGGAGTAGGTAAATCTTGGATTACTTCAGCATTTGTTGTCTGGAAACTTCTATGTGATCCTCAATTAAAGTTTTTAGTAGTATCTGCATCTAAACAGAGGTCAGATGACTTTTCTACGTTTACTAAAAGAATCATTCATGAAATGCCTATCCTCCAACATCTCAGGGCAAGAGAGGATCAGAGAAGCTCTAATGTTGCTTTTGATGTTGCCCCTAGTCGTGCTTCCCATGCTCCTAGTGTTAAGTCTGTTGGTATCACTGGTCAAATTGTAGGTTCTCGTGCTCATATTATTGTTGCTGATGATGTTGAAGTTCTAAGTAATGCTCTTACTCAGGTAATGAGAGATAAGTTAGGAGAAGTAGTCAAAGAGTTTGATGCTGTAGTTATGCCTAAAGTGGGACGCATAGTCTACTTAGGAACACCTCAAGTTGAAGAGAGTCTTTATACTAATCTCCAGACTAGAGGGTACAAGTGTCGTATATGGCCTGCTAGGATGCCTGAGAGCCGTTTAAAGACGTTTTATGGAGCTAAGCTAGCCCCATTCATCACTACTTTAGAAAAGACCGTAGGAGAGCCTACAGACCCCTTCAGGTTCGATGACCTAGATTTAGTAGAAAGAGAAGCATCTTATGGTAAATCAGGGTTTGCCTTACAGTTTATGCTTGATACTTCTGGTGAAGATGACCAGAGATACCCACTTAAACTCAGGGATTTACTTATAATCCCTTTAAATACTGAAAAAGCTCCTGGCAGAATTCAATGGGCTAGAGATGAACTCATGGATTTACCTGCGGTTGGTCTATCAGGAGACTATTTCTATAAACCTTTCGAGGTTTCTGCGGATTACTACGAGTATACGGGTGCTGCGATGCACATAGATCCTGCTGGTAGAGGTGCTGACGAGACAGGATACGTTATTACTAAGATATTGAACGGTAAAATCTTTGTATTAGCCATAGGTGGACTCAAAGGTGGCTATGATAAGCCTACATTACGCAAATTAGCTCTAATAGCCCAAGCTCATAAGGTAAATACCATAGAAATTGAGGCTAATTTTGGTGATGGTATGTATACAGAGCTATTTAAACCTGTATTAAACCAGTTTCACCAGTGTAATGTAGAGGAAATCAAGCATTCTAAGCAGAAAGAAGCACGAATTATAGATGTATTAGAGCCTATAATGAATCAACATAGGTTGATTATAAGTTTAACTGAAGCTGAAAGAGACTATGAGGAGAATAAAGAAGAACCTCGTAGACAATTATTCTATCAAATGACTCGTCTTACAAGAGATAAAGGGTCCCTTCAGTATGATGATAGAATAGATGTCCTTGCTATGGGAGTTAATTATTGGGTAGAACAAATGGCTGCTGATGAAGTGATAGCCTATAATGACCGTAGAGTAGAAGAACTAGAAGAAAATATAAAATCATTTATGAATACCGCTGAAGTGAGTCAAGAAGACGAACACGTGTGGGTTAAAATATGAGTAAAAGTATATTTAATTTATCCTTTCAAGAACGTAGATGTCAATTAGGTATTCATAATTATGTTAATTTTATGGATTCTCCAATAGATGTTGAATATATATTAGATGTACCAAATGAAGTTTTAATGTGTAGAAAATGTGGGTGTATGACATTACCACAAGAATTGTTAGATAGAAAGGTAGAGAATTAGGAATGGCAACAATAATAACTGATGAATGTATTAACTGTGCCGTCTGTGAACCTGAATGCCCTAACGAAGCAATAGATGACGGAGAAAATGAGGGGTTGGATTACTACTACATAGATCCAGAGCTGTGTACTGAATGTGTAGGATTTCATGGTGAGGAAGCGTGTCAAGAAGTATGTCCTGTGGATTGTTGCATACCAGACGAAGATATAGTGGAGACGGAAGAAGTTCTATTAGCTAGGGCTGTTAAACTACATCCAGATCAAGAGTTTCCTATGTTAGAAGAATTGAACGAAAAAACATCTATATTTCATAATCCTAATAGAAAGAATGCAAACTTATAAAAAGGTTATTAGAAAATAATGTGGCTACTTTTATTTGTTAAGTTAGCTTTAACTCCAGAACCTCATGTTATAGAAGTAGAGATTATGGAATTTTTCGACAGTGAGAAAAAATGTATACAGAAAATAAAAGAAATACCAAAGGAGTCACTACCTAAAAACCTCAATATGGGATGCGTTCCTTTAAATGGCAGAAAAGTATAATGAGAATTATATACAAGAAAGGCAAGTATGAGATTGAATCACAAGTAGTAAACAAAATGTTTCGGGAAGATAAGCAGTACCGAACTAGAATAATTCCTAACAAAAAGAAGGAGCACAAGAATGAGAGATGCAAAGAAAATCAGAGGAAATACCGCTTCCCAGGACTTCAATTCGAGTCTTGGGAGACGTAATCCTGTGCCATCGCCACGAGATACAAGTCCGATGACAGTAAAAAATAAGGGAGTACGAAAAGTTTCTACTCGTTTTCCTTATGATTCCAACAAGGGAGAAATCCGTAATCATAAAGGACTATAAACCATGCCAAAACTAAAAGGTTATCCTAATCCTAAGCCCAAGCCTAAAGTAAGGAAGAAAAAACCTAAACAGAAGCCTGTTAAACTTAGGACTTATTAGCTGTTAGTTGACTATTGCCTCCTACTTAGGGGGCTTTAGTTAGCTTAGGGTGAGTTTAGATGCAGAATAATATCCAATGGGAAGGCGGTGGAATGGATGTAGTAATCCGTCTGATTGATCCAGAGGAAGAATTGGCAGAGTTTCTCTATCAATGCGAGGAATACTTTGAGGAAACTCAAGTTGACCAAAAGTTTTATTAGAAAAATGTGAGTGGGTAACGTAGTAGGACAAAAACAAAATTTACCCCCATCGACTTCAATATATTATTTACCACGATTCAACCAACAGTCCACCAACAGTCAACCGGCTGTCAACCATCAGTCCACCAACAGGTCCACCAAGAATTAAAAGTTGAGCATTAGTTAGCTGTAAGTTTATTGTGGGTGCTTCCTTCTTCTTTGGGGCGTATCTATTTTTTTTGCTTTTATAATGATCATGAATTAATCATGGTGCTATTCCAGGAAGCTGTAATTTATTTTTATTTATTTTCATTTTAGGGTTGACATATTAAAAAAAGCGTGTATTGTTCCAGCTAAGTTGTATCTATTAATTTTTTTAGGAGCTAACAAAATGCCAACTAAATATGAAATATTACTTGAACACGCCCACCGAGATAAACCAAAAGACGGTATGGAAGAAGAAGTTTACGAATTAGAAGAAGCATTAAGTAATGATATAAATGTTTTAAAAAATAACCGAAGAAGAATTAACCAACTGCAAAAAGTAATAAAAGATTTAGAAGCAATAGGACACTAAAAATAGTTAATCTTTATTTATTAATTTTTTTAGGAGTTAACAATGGAAACATTCAGAAACTCACAAGAAGCCTTCCAAGACGCTATCAGACAAGGCGAGCTGGAAGACACAGACAACAACATAAGTTTTAAAGACCGATTAAGTAACATAAAACTTATACTTGAAGATATAACCTTAAACAGTAATTGGGGAAGAACAAGGGAAGATTTTTATGATGTAGATGACCAGTGTGATTATTTAGAAACCCAATTAGAACATTTAGTTTTACAAGTTAAATATACTAATGTTAGAAGGGATATATAATTAATCTTTAGAGCCTATCAGCTAAGTTGGTAGGCTCAATAAGGTTAATTACAACCTTGATACTAATAATAAAATAGGAGTAAATAAAATGGAATTAGTAAACGACATAATTAAAAACCCAAGCGGTTGGGATAGTCTAGACAACTACATGGGGGAAACAGAGTTTGGCGAGTGGCGTTGTTTGTTAACACAGAATAGAGACTCAGATACACTTGAACGCTCTAATTTTATATCAGCTATGAATGAGTTAGATGGTGAGGAATCACTCAATGTTAAAATTTTAAGGTTTGGACATTGGGCTTGTGGTTGGTGGGAAATGATAGCGGTTAAACATAATACCAGAGAACATCTAGAAGCTCTGGATATTGAAAAAAGAATGAAGGATTATCCAGTAGTAAATGAGGATCATTGGAGCGAATTAGAATGGAACGAAACCCAAGATTATTGGAACGATTTAAGCCTTAGAGAAAAGGTTGACTTATGTAAAGAACATAATATCTCTATATTTTCTGCGAGATTATCTTATATTCCAGATAACGATACTGGCACATTATACGAATATTTACGGGGTTAATAACTTAAAATGGAAGTAAATAAAATGTTAAGACAACAAGTTATAAATTGCTTAGAAAGGCACGGTATTAGATGGCAACTCAGAAATAATGAAATATTCTGTATAGATTCTTGGGTTGATACTAAAGACCAAGAACATTACGAAATATGGGTGCAAGCTCCGGTAACAGTAAATCAAATGCGAGAATTTCTACAATATGATCGAATTTAAAATAGGAGAAATAAAATGACTTTAATATCAGCAATAAAAAAGATAATATCAGAACAAAAGAAAGAGAGAGTACAAAACCGCAGATATGAACTTTCTGATAATTTTTATCCACATCAAGATTATATGGAATCATATATCAATGATGCAAAGATTGAAGCCTTAGAAAAAGTTCTTAAACTTATTAAAATATTTTTAGGATAAATAAGAGGATAAAATAAAATGATTAAAGTAAAACAATTAGCAAACAATCAGTTTATCATTCAGCATGACGATATTGAGTATTTACAGTCTTATGATTCAATAATTGTCAAACGATTTAAACAAGGAATCTCTCATTTAGACAAAACCTATTGGAATTATAGTAAAACGACTAGCAAGTATAGAAACCAGTTTTTAGGTGAAACCTCAAAAGAGACACAACGTAAAATTGATAAGGGGTTGCATATCTTAACTGACTTAAACGCTTGAAATCCGATTTAAGCCTATATTCTATAATAACTGGTAGGGTGGGTTAGGCAGCATTAGAACATGGGCTTATTTAGGCTCTCAGGAGTCTACAGAGGCAACTAAATATTAACCATAGGAGTAAATAAAATGAGATTTAAAGATATAGAATCCATTAAATATCAAAGTAGAAGTTTATATAAAATCAAGATATATAACAAAGAGTGGACTCATGCCAGCTTAATTCATAACTCGCTATTTTTCTATTTTAACCATGAGGACCTATACGATAAAAATAATAAGCAAAATAGTCCTCATATAATTAAACTACCATTTATTTAAAATGGAAATTCACTAAGGGAGAAACAGGAAATGAAAAAATTTAAGTGGACAGTTGAAATAGAAGTTGCTGAGGTTTGGGTTGCAGATGGGTTTGATATGCGTGAGGGTAACAAGGAGACTGGAACAGCAATACACGCTGCAATCAGTTCTATGTTGCCTTTTGCTTATCCAGAGGAAATTAAAGTTAAAGTCAAAAAGGCTCCTGCAATTTTTAGTGGTAGGAGGCATAATATTTAGGCTCTCAGGAGCTTAGAATAAGAGTTGAATATTAACCAGGTGAAGGCTATATAGGGAGTGGTTGGATTGGTTTAGATTGGAGATCACAGCTAGCATGAGTAACCTTGAGAAGTACATTAGAAAAGACTTACCAGATGAATTTTATGTAACTAGACTAACTGTAAAGGAGTTTAAAAAGATGCAAAACTTAGATAATGATTACTGGGATAGATTACAGGAATTAGAAAAGCTAACTAACAGATTACAAAGAGAAATCCAAGAGAATGACCTACCAGAGCAGCTAAACTCACCTAAATCTGACGAGGATTCACTAAAAGTCAACAATTTTGCAAATCGTATATAT